AATGACTGTCGTTACTGAAGACCACAACCGTACAAACATCTACGCAATCGAACCCACCGTATACATGGACGAGAATTACACCGTGACTCACAATGAACGAGCCGAGCTTCTTAATGGACGCCTTGCAATGCTTGGTGTTATGGCTGCTCTGGGGGCTTACGCTTTGACCGGACAACTGATTCCGGGAATTTGGTAAACAGATAGGTCCAGCCCCTAGCGAGTAGTGCTGGGCCTTATGTGTAGACGGAGATAAGAAAGTTCTTCGCTATCTTATTATGCTTCCTCTTCTAACAACTCTGTCAGTGATCTCCTCTTGGTATGGACCCGGCTTTCACGGGAACCTTACCGCTAGTGGATCACGATTTAATCAACATGCCCTTACTGCAGCGCACAAGACACTACCCTTTGGAACACGACTTCGTGTCTGCTACAAGAGTTGTGCCGTTGTTCGGGTAAATGATCGAGGTCCCTACGTTCATGGTAGGCAACTTGATCTCAGTAAAGGTGCGGCTGATGCAATCGGTCTCACTGCCTCTGGTGTTGGACGAGTCAATGTAACCCGACTCAACTAACTACATTATTATGGTTGCTACAATTGCAGCTCCACGCTCCCAGTCTAATCCCTGGGAGTCTTATTTACGCTGGGTAACCAGCACCAATAACCGCATTTATATTGGACACTTCGGTGTCTTGATGATCCCTTGCCTGCTGGCGGCTACTGCCTGTTTTGTAATTGCGTTCATCGCTGCCCCGCCCGTTGACATTGACGGGATCCGTGAACCTGTCGCTGGGAGTTTAATGTATGGAAACAACATCATCTCGGGTGCCGTTGTACCCAGCTCCAATGCAATCGGACTACATCTCTACCCAATTTGGGAAGCTAATTCACTTGATGAATGGCTCTACAATGGTGGTCCGTTCCAACTCACAGTCTTCCACTTCCTCATTGGCATCTATGCTTACATGGGACGAGAATGGGAGCTTAGCTATCGACTAGGGATGAGGCCTTGGATCTTTGTTGCATACTCCGCACCTGTCGCCGCAGCTACAGCGGTATTCCTGGTCTATCCGTTTGGGCAAGGCAGCTTCTCTGATGCTATGCCGCTGGGTATTTCTGGAACCTTCAACTATATGTTCGTCTTCCAAGCTGAACATAACATTCTCATGCACCCCTTCCATATGCTTGGGGTCGCTGGAGTGTTCGGTGGGTCGCTCTTTAGTGCAATGCACGGCTCGCTTGTCACTTCCTCGCTTGTCCGTGAAACGACTGAGCAGGAGTCTCAGAACTATGGCTACAAGTTCGGCCAAGAAGAAGAGACCTACAACATCGTAGCTGCTCACGGATACTTCGGTCGTTTGATCTTTCAATATGCAAGCTTTAACAATAGCCGTAGCCTTCACTTTTTTCTGGCTGCTTGGCCTGTTGTTGGTATTTGGTTCGCTGCTCTTGGCGTGTCTACTATGGCCTTTAACCTTAATGGTTTCAACTTTAACCAGTCTTTGGTTGATAGTCAGAACCGGGTTATCCCGACTTGGGCTGATGTCCTCAACCGAGCAGGTCTTGGAATGGAAGTCATGCACGAACGAAACGCTCATAACTTCCCATTGGATCTTGCCACCGCTGAATCCACGCAAGTGGCTCTCACCTCTCCCTCTATCGGTTAATTCCTATGGCACTTGGTTACAATCCTAAGACTTCTACTGTTGTCCCTGAGTATGTCGTCAAGACTACTGGTGATCGGTTCTTCATTCCTGCATACCCTAACCCTCATACTAAGGCTGGTGATCTTGCCAGCTGTAAGGCACTAAGCCCTAAGGGTGTAGAGAAGGTCGCAGCTTAATTAACGGGAGCAAGGCACCTCAATGTCGGACCTTGTTCCTATTGGTTAAGGCCGTCTACGGACGACACCCTTAGCCATTGACAGTCTGGAGAGACAGACACCTTTGGTTTATATCGCGAAAAATTTTCTCAACGTTGAGAGCAAGTACTTTTAACTTCTCTCTTTTCTAACAATGGCTCTCGCTCTTGGTTCGGCCCAAACTCCGCCGAACGCTAAATATACTGCTGTAGGTAACATCAACGGGACTCCTGGTCTCGGTCTTACCCAAGGTGGTAATGACTATAATAACAAGTACGCCACCTACCTGAAGGTCTTCAGTGGCGAACTGTTCAAGGCTTATGAAGCTGCTTGTATTGCCAAAGGTACGGTGCAAAGCCGTAGCCTGCGTAATGCTAAGTCGGCTCAGTTTATCTTCACTGGCCGTATGACGGCAAATTATCACGTACCCGGAACCCCGATCCTAGGTAGTGGTGATCCCCCGGTGGCTGAGAAGACCATCATCATGGACGACCTGCTGATCTCCAGCGCCTTCGTCTATGACCTTGATGAGACCCTTGCCCACTACGATCTGCGCGGTGAGATCGCTAAGAAGATTGGCTATGCCCTTGCTGAGGCATACGATAAGAAGATCTTCCGCACCATCGCTAAGGCTGCCCGTGAAGCTCATCCCATCACTGCAGCTCCTGGCCCTGAGCCCGGTGGTTCGATCATCAAGCTTGGTGCTGGTAACGAGTACAACGCTCAGTCTATTGTCGATGCCTTCTTTGAAGCTGCAGCTATTCTCGATGAGAAGAACCTGCCTAAGGATGGTCGCTCTGCTGTGCTGTCCCCTCGTCAGTACTACGCTCTGATCAGCCAAGTCGATACCAACATCCTGAACCGTGACTTCGGCTCTAGCCAAGGTAACCTGAACAGTGGTGAAGGTCTCTATGAAATCGCTGGTATCTCCATTCGTCGTTCCAACAACCTGCCCTTCATGGCTGGTACTGTGGCTCGTGTGGATGGTGAGAACAACGATTACGGCGGTGACTTCTCCAAGCACTGCGGTCTCATCTACTACAAAGATGCTGCTGCTGTGGTGGAAGCCATTGGTCCTTCCGTGCAAACCACCTCTGGTGATGTGTCCGTGATGTACCAAGGCGATATCATCGTTGGTCGTCTGGCTATGGGTGTGGGCACCCTGAACCCCGCTGCTGCTATTGAGCTGCAGGCTGCCTGAGGTAAGTAATCATGGCTACTGGTGGTGGCGGTGGAGGTGGTGGTGTTAGCACTACTACGCTCCCTACTGTAACTGGTCACACTGTTGTGGAAGTAACTGTTCCTCGTCGTAATGGCAAGGTTGTTTCTACCATCAAGAGTGAAACCTACGATCCTCGTTCATCTACTTACTGAGAATAACTATGGCTGCTAACCCTTCTGTTGAAAAAGGTACTCCCGCCGCTACTAGCGGTGTGTGTGCTACTGCAACCCGAGCTTCTGTTGCTCGTACCCAACGTGCCTTTGGTGGCACGGCTATCGCTGCCTCTAAGGTAGTGTCTGAAACTAAAGGCATCCGTAACTATGCGGGTGGCGTTGAGTGTAATCTTCCTGCTATCTAAGTAGGAACTATCGGGGAGTCCTTAACTGGGCTCCCTTTTTTTTAACCTTTATCGAGAACGGTTCTCATTCTATGTTTCCAACTACTTATGATACAGAGACCGAGCTGAGTGCCGTTAACTCAATCCTCGGTTCTATCGGCCAATCTCCTGTCACCACTCTTGACTTTGAGAACCCTGAAGTAGCGATGGTCTATCGCACCTTACAGGAAGTCACTGATCAATGCCAAGCTGAAGGATGGGTATTCAATACAGAATACCGTTACCCTCTTTTGCCTGACAGCAACAATGAAATCACCTTCCCTCAGAATGTACTCCAGTGGGATTTGTCTGATACTGAAGGACCGTGGATGGATGTAATTAAACGAGATGGGAAGCTATACGATAAGCTTGCACACACCTATAAGTTCACCAACAAAGTAGACCTTGATGTTGTGTGGAAGTTTCCCTTTGAAGATCTCCCTCATCCGTTCAAGCAATACATCACCTACCGAGCATCCAAGCTGACTGCTGCAAAGCTAATGAGTGACGCCCAGCTCTTCAAATTACTTGAGGATCAGGAAGGTGTTGCTCGTGCTACCTGTATGGAATACGAATGTAATCAAGGTGACTATAACTACCTTGGTTATCCTCGTGGTACTGCTGGTAGAAACTATCGACCTTACCAAGCACTTATTCGCTAATCGCAAATGGCAAATGTATCCCAGAAGAT